CGACTATATCTGGGACGAAATGGCTAGAGAAACAGCCAAGAAAAGGGCTAATACTAGAAAATGGAGGGTGAAATGAGAGTTATTTATTTGGCGAATATCAACCAGTCTTAACATTCTTCTTTCACTTGATTGTGATTGACTGGATATGGAAATTTTTAGAAGTAAATTATTTAGGTGAAGACAACGGAAACATTCCAGACTCAATCATTTTGATTTTGGTATGTGGGTATATTACCTGGATTCTACGATAGGAGGAACTATGATCTTACTTGAAATTATTAAATTTTTAGCAGCAATGATTGTGATTGCATTCCTGTTGATTGTGTTAATCGCTATCATCACGGGAGCTTGGGAGACTTATAGGAAACATGAACAAAAGAATCAAGAAAAAGAAAGCTAAGCAGGCACGACAACGAGAACTGGAACAGTTGGAACAGGAACTGGCCAAACTAAGCCCCGAACAGCTAGAAGCAATTGCTGATGCAATTAGTCAAGTGGTACAGGAGATTTGTACAGTCATAGGCTATTTCGCTGAGAACATTGCTGAGGCATTAAGAAGATGGGAGGAACAGCTTGACAAAGAAGACAGCAATCAAGACTAGACGTGATTTTCTTGAATTTGAACTTGAAGCTAAGTACCTAAAAATAGATAGGCTTATTGGAGAACGGAGACACGAACTAGAAAGGCTTTATGCAATTAAAAATTTAACCATACCAGACATAGATGATTCGGGAGCTAGTAGAAGTGGCACTTCATGCAATACATCCGAAAACCTAGCCATTACATACGCTAGTGATCCAGTGATTCTAAAGTTGGAAGAGTTTCAAACAGCAATTTCAAAATTGTTGGAACTGCTCGAACCTGATGATAAGAAAATCTTTCATTTGCGTTGGGGTGAGCATACAGGATATGACTGGATTCAAATTTTGCACATCATGCAGAATGGAGAGACTGGCTATCTTTATAAGCATCGAAAGCAAATTTATAGACGACGCGAAGTTATTTTGGACACTTTAGCCAAAATACTTTTGATGTAATCTTGTCACAAAAACATATAGAAGTGACAAAAACAATGTGTTATATTTGTATCATAACTTAATGTATGCGATAAGGGGAGGTCCGTTTTAGGTCATAACGTTCGAGTCGTGGTTTATCGCATTAAAAAGTCGCACAAGCAAGTGTGGCTTTTATATTATTCTGGAAAGGAGGAACGTGTGAATTTAGTTGAGCCAATCAGAGATAAAGATGACATTCAAGCAATGAAAGATTATTTGATTCACGAGAGTGCCGAAAACCCAGATAGACGGAGACGTAATTACATGCTCTTCCTTACTGGGATAAGTTCAGGCCTTAGGATAGGAGACATTGTTAATCTCAAAGTTAAAGATGTCCAAGGCTGGCATATTAGAGTCAAAGAACGCAAGACAAATAAAATCAGAACCTTTAGAATGACGAAGACTCTCAAAAGGGAAATGAGAGAATTCGTAAAAGATAAACCACATCATTACTATATTTTCCAAAGCAGAGAAGGAAACAACAAACCACTATCACCAGAACAGTGCTGGAACATCATAAAAGAAGCTGCTGAGTTTTTGGGAATTGATAACATCGGGACCCATTCTATGAGAAAGACTTACGGCTATCATCATTACAAACAATTTAAAGATGTAGCAGCATTGATGGAAACTTTTAATCACGCAAGTCCAATGATTACGCTTAGGTATATTGGTATCAAACAAGACCAATTAGATGATCTAATGCGTAAATTTGACTTGTGATTTTTATTTTCAGAGTTCTAATTTGATATATCGTGAAAATGCTAAACTGATAAAATGATAGCTATTAAAACACTTGATTTAATAATGTTTTAGAAAGTGTAGCGAATTTGAGAGAATATAAGATATATCAAATTAAGAGAAGGGAGTGACGAAGAATGACTAACAAAGTAGCAGAAAAGAAAATATCAGACTACTTGAAACAGAATAAGCAGTCGCTAGACGAAATCAATCAGCACATTTATGATGTTATAGCAATCAATCGACTAACCAATTCAGAAGTTGCAGCATTATTTACTGGTCTTATGCGTCAAGTATTATCGTCTGAACATAATACAAAACTATTGAGTAATCTTGGAATACAGATTGGGCAACTCAATCCTGAACTTACAACAAAGATTCAGCAGATTCTTACAGAGGAATGGCTTGCGAGTCAGGGATTGATCAAATGAATCTGATGACTCCTGAAATACTTGACAGGTTAGTCGAGCTAATCAGAACTGACAAAGTCAAAGAGTTCTATTGGACCAAGGAATGGCGAATCATTCGAAAGATACGTAGACGCTTAGACAATAATGAGTGCCAACGTTGCGTGCGAGCCGGTCGATACACACCAGCAAACATGGTACATCACAAGAAAGAAGTAAGACATCATCCAGAGTTAGCTTTAGAGCTAGACAACACAGAATGTCTTTGCAATCCATGTCATAACCGAGAACATCCAGAAAAGCTGAATGGCTATCATCGTCGAAAATTCGACAACGAGGAACAGTGGTAAGCCCCCGGGTCAAACCAAATGGCTTTTCCAAAGGGGAAACGTGCAACGGGAAGGGGTACCTCGGAAAAGATATCTAGCGAAATTTTATCAAGAACAAAAAAACTCACATGAAAGGAGAAATATGGCTGGTTTTTTAGAATACCCAGAATTTGACTGGGAACGCCCTTTGGTTGCTCAGAAAAAATATGTTAAGTCTCGTGATGATCTACGAATCAAGCTGATTCGCATTTTGCAGGAGCGTAAAAAATATGAGGAGCCATTTAAAGATTTAGTTGAGCAGTATATTTCCCTGTGGGAGACATCTCAACTTTTAAGACAGGATATAAAGTTGAATGGCATACGTATTGATGGTAAGAAAAATGATTCCGTATCTCTCCAAGTCAACGTCAATAAGCAGATGATGGTCATGCTTGAAAAATTAGGAATCGAAGCTAAGGAATTGAAGTCTGAGGATGGCGAAGACATTTAATTTTACTAGCGGAACTTCCCATATTGACGACTGGTTGAGAGATATTGTTACAGAGAAATATCCTGTCTGTAAGGAAATTAAGCAGATGGCGGATTTGGTAATTGCTGCCATTTCTGATCCGGAAATTTATGTTGATGTAAAAAAGGCTGATAGTGTTGTTGATTTTATCAACAAATATCGCCCATATAAGCTACAGCCTCCGCAACGGTTTATTCATGCGGCAGTTAATGCTATTCGTTGGAAGAGTGATGACAGTTTGGTATTTCCCGAGCTGTTTTTATTATGTGCTCGTGGATTTGGTAAGAACAGTATTGCTTCGGATGAGGCTTTTTTTAAAACTAGTAATCGAAACGGTATTCGCGAGTACAATGTGGATATTGTTGCCAATAGCGAGGCTCAGGCTAAGACATCATTTGATGATGTTTACAATACGATTAAAGACCATGCTGTTTTGCAGAAGGCTTACAAGTTCTCTCAGACCTTAATTACTTTTATCAAATCTAGGTCTAAGATTAAATACCACACCTCAAATGCACGGACCAAGGATGGTCTTCGTCCTGGTTTGGTTATCTTTGATGAATTACATGAGTATTTGAATTATGACAATATCAATGTCTATATCAATGCTCTTGGTAAGGTTGCGGATGCTTCTGTGATGTACCTAACGACGGATGGTAAGGTTCGTGGTGCGGTACTGGATGATTACAAGCAGACTGCTAGGGATATTCTTTCAACTTGTGACTATCGTGCTGGGATGTTACCGATTTTGGCTAAGATTGATGCGTTTGAGGAATGGGAAGATGAGCTTGCTTGGATAAAGGCTAATCCGATGTTGCCATACTTGCCAACATTGCTGAAAGAGTACAGGAAAGCCTACAAGCGTGCTCTACGTAGCAAGGAGTTATTCCTAGACTTTATTACTAAGCGATGTAATTTCCCACTAGAAGACACGACTCATGCAGTAGCTGAGTGGGATGATATTGTGGCAGCAAGCAGACCGTTACCAGATGATTTGGAAGGGATGGAGTGTGTAGGTGCAATTGACTATGCGGATGTTCGGGACTTTATCGGTGTAGGTCTCTTGTTTAGACGAGGGAAGATGCGGTATTGGTTACATCATACTTTTATTGTCTCAGAGGCTTTGAAAATCCAAGATTTTAAGATGGATTTTACAATTCCACAACATGAGGGACTGGTTACGATAGTTCCTGGAAAGGTTATGGATCCTAAATATGTGGCTGATTGGTTTGTGAAGATGGCTGAGAAGTACAAGATTGTCAATATAGCGATGGATGATTTCCGAAAGGCACCAGTCAAAGAAGCGTTTGAAAATGCTGGATTGCCTATAGAAGTGGTTCGTAGTGGAGCTATTACTCACTCAAGGCTTGCTCCTACGGTTGATATGATGTTTGCGAATCATGAGATTGCATTTGGAGAAGACCGCATGATGCGGTGGTACACAAATAATGTCTATGTTGATGTTGATGGTAAAGGGAATAAGACTTACAAAAAGATTGATCCAGAGAGGAGGAAGACAGATGGTTTTATGGCTTTGATTCATGCGATGTCAATTGAGGAACAGTTGGAGAAGAGGGCTGTGAAAATTAATCGCAGATTGCGTAGTTTTACGAGGTAAAAACATGAAAGAAATCGTATTGTCAGAACACGATGTTAATGCCTTAATTAACAAAGGCAAAGTATCAGTTATGATTGATGGAGAAAACGCTATTATTCGTCAATCATATATAAAAGATGTTAAAGCGGAAATGATAAACTGGGATAATCAAGTGGTTAACCTAAGTGACAATATTGTCAGAAATAGACATTTCGATTCATTTCTTCGAGGCAGTCTCTAATAAGGAGGGTTATATGTCTAAGCGAATTAAGAAAAAATATCGTCCATTTGTTTTGATTTGGAAGACGCTTGATTATCTTAATGGGAAAGTGGAGCGGTTGTTTGAGCTGCAATTTCGTACTGATGAGCGTTTTGAAGAGTTGGAGAAGCGTTGTTGCAAGAATGCTGAAAGCACTAACGCTGAATTTTCGGCTCATTTGAAACGGATTGAGAAGTTAGAAAAAGAAGTCGAACGATTGAAGCGTCCCTGGTACAAGCGTAAGTAAGTCACTGATTAGAAAAGGAGGTGGTCCAGTTGGGGTGGTTAAATAATTTCTTTGGTTTTTTCGCCCGCGATGGTACTGTGAAGAAGGTTAGTCGTAAGGAGTTGGAAGCAGCGGTTCGTCGGTCTGGCCAGCGGGTACAGTTTATGGAATTTGCTCTGCAGATGTGTATTGACAAGATAGCCAATGCTTTGTCTTTGGCCAACTACGAGACTTACAACAAAGGCAAGGTTCAGAAGGGGGACATTTGGTATCGGTTTAATTATGAGCCCAACCAAAATCAGACCCAGAATGAATTTCTTGCTGCTTTGATTGGTCAGATGGTCAAGAACTCTGATGGTGCTTTGGTTTTGATGCACAATGGTGAGTTTATTCTGGCGGAGAACTTTGAAATTGACAGGAAAGCCTTTCGTCCAAATGTCTACAAGAACATTACGGTTGCTGGTGGATTGCAGTTGAATGCTGTCTATCAGGAAGAGGATGTTCTGCACTTTACCATGAATGATTCCAAGGTAAAAGGTTACTTGGATGATCTGTACTCGGAATATGGGAAGTTGATTGGTGGAGCAATCCGAAACTACAACAGGGGAAATGCTCTGAAACTTGGTCTGAATATTGGGACTTTGTTTGATCAGCAATATGGTAAGAATGTGGTTGAAGTGGATGAGGATGGCAATGAGACAACGGAAGCCGACCTTATCATCGATGAGATGTATGAGAAGCGGTTTGCTGCGGTTCTGTCTGATGAAGATTCCATTACTCCCTTGGAAGAGGGCTTGGGGATATCTAGCTTGGTGCAGACCAGTGCCAATACTAAGAGTGGGGCAGTGACCACTCGTGATATTTCTGATGTTATCATGGATGTTGTCCACTATGCTGCTGATGCTTTTTCAATTCCTCGTGGAATCATGAAGGGGGATGTTGCAGATGCGGAGGCGATTCGTGATAACTTTGTCAATTTTGGTGTGCGTCCGTGGGCCGATGCGATTGAAACAGAAATCAATCGTAAGCTATATGGGCAGAAACATCTGGCTGTTGGTTCAAAATTTAAGATACAAACCAATACTATCCTGGTTTATAGTCCAGAGAAGTTTGCTGCGTCCGGTGAGGCTTTGTTCCGAATCGGTGCTCTCAGTACAAACGAATTGAGGGATAAACTGGGAGAAGAGCCGATTGATGAGCCATGGGCTAATCAATACTTTGTATCGTTAAACTATGCTAGGGCTGATGGCTCTGGTGATAATCAAAAGAAAGGAGAAGTGGAGACTAGTGACGAAACACATTCCGTTTAAGTTTGAAGCATCTGTCTCAACTGACGATAAGGCTGTGCTTTATTTGCATGGTACAGTTGGTGGCTACTGGGAAGGGATTAACTTCAAGGATGTCCGTAATGCTTTGGTTGGTTTTCAGGGCAAAGATATAGAAGTTCATATCAATTCCTACGGTGGTGATATGTTTGAGGGGATTGCAATCAAGAATTTCTTTAGTCAGCGTGATGAGACTGTCACGGTGATTATTGATGGTTTGGCTGCAAGTGCCGCATCTATCATTGCTATGGGTGCTGACAAGATTTTGATGCCAAAAGATACGCAGTTGATGATTCACAATCCATGGACATTTGCCTATGGCAATGCCAAGGAATTGCGTAAGGTGGCTGACGATTTGGACAAGGCCCAGGTATCTGTTGAAGAGACCTACCTTAAGCGTTTTAAGGGCGACAGAGAGGAGTTGAAAGCTCTTCTTGATGAGGAGACTTTCCTCACGGCTGATGAAGCAGTTACCTTGGGGCTTGCTGATGGTATTTATGGCGAAGATGAGCCAGAAGAAGTGTCTAATGACGCTGAAACCAATGTCCTAGACAGCCTTATGGCTAAGTATGGGACTGAAGAACATGAGGATAAGGGAAAGCGAAATATTGAACGCTTTGCCTTTTTATTTACACAAAAAAGAGGAGAATAATAATTATGTCATTGATTAACAACGATTTGAAGACAAACTTTGCTGAAGCTCGCGAACAATTGTTTGCTGCTTTGCGAACAGATAACGAGCAGGAGCAGAAACAAGCCTTTGAAAACTTTGTTACAGGTTTGGAAGCTAATGTATCTGAACAAGTTAGGGCTGCTGCTGCGGAGTTTCAAGAAGGGGTACAAGATGAGTCTATCCTTGCCGAACGTGGACTTCGTCGGAAATTGACATCCGCTGAACGTAAATTTTTCAGTGAAGCAGCTCAAAAACAAAAAATCACTGGTTTAGATCAGATGTTCCCAGAAACTATCATTGAAGATGTGTATCGTAATTTGGTACAAGAACACCCTCTGTTGTCTTTGATTGATATGCAGGTTGGCGATGTGAAAACTGCATTTATTTACGGTGACTCGACTAAGAAACGTGCTTTCTGGGGAGCCATCCCAGCCGACATCCAACAGATCCTCTTGGATTCGTTCAAACGATTGGATATTTCTCAATCACAACTTTCTGGCTATATTGCAGTTCCGAAGGGGTACTACAAACTTGGCCCATCTTGGTTGGCTAGTTATGTCATCACATTCTTGCAAGAAGTAATGGCAGCATCTCTTGAAGAGGCTGTTGTAAATGGTGATGGTAAAGAAAAACCTTTAGGCATGATGCGAAAACTCTCAGGAGATTCTGGTGGTGCTTATCCAGAAAAACAGGCCATCGAATTAGCTGATTTGACACCATCAACTCTTGCTGGTATTCGTGCTGCACTTGCCAAAGCTAAAACAGATAATGGCCAAGTGGCTGTGCTTGTTAATCCGATGACCTACTGGTCGAAGGTATTTCCAAAACTTGCTTTCAGAACTGATGCAGGGGTATGGGTAACAACTCAACTGCCGACTGGAGAGACAATTATTCCATTGCATGCTGTTACAGAAAACAAGCTCGTCTTTGGTGTTCCGCATAACTACTTACTAGTTGTTGCAGGTAGCGTTGAAATCCAAGAATACCGTGAGACTCTAGCACTTCAAAATCTTGATTTGCACATTGCTCAATTCTTTGGTAAAGGGATTGCCAAGAACGAAAATGCTTTCTTTGTAGCAGATATTTCTAGTGTTGCAGGTGCGACAATCCCAGATTTGGAAGGTCCAGCTGCTATTGTCAAAGAAGATACTATTAATCCTAAGGTGTCTATTTAGTGAAGGGGGAATAAAACATGGAATTGATTAAAGTTGAAGTAACGGAAGAATTTTTCGATAAGGTCGCTCAGCTTGACCGTGCTGTTGGGGATGTCTTCGAGGTGGATGCCGAACGCCTCGAAGTCCTCTTGGGTGAAAATAGTGAAAAGCGTGCATTTGTCAAGGTATTGGTATTGGAAGAAAGTGAATCTGAAACAGACTATAGCAAGTTGAAGACGGATGAAATCAAGGAGTTACTGACAGAAAAAGGTATTGAATTTGACAAGGCAGCTAAGAAGTCTGATTTGATTGCTTTATTGACTGTTGCAGAGTAGCTGGAGGTATCTAGGTGAGCGAAGATTTGAGTAGTGAGCTTCTTGGACCAATAAAGTTGCACTTGCGTGTGACGTGGGAAAGTCAAGATAGTGAGATTAAGGAATACATCGAAGAAGGGATAGCCTATATTGATGGTATCTGCGGTGAGTCAGACTACTCTGTATCTGGCTTGCCTAGGATACTGCTGAAAGCCTACTGTCGTAGGGCTTGGTCTGGGAATACTTCCATGTTCGAGGAAGATTACAGAAGACAGTTATTGCGTCTCCAACATGAAAATGGTGTGAGGCGATTGAGGAGGAAGAGTAATGAGTAAACAAGGTGATTATCAACCACTCAATGATGGACTGCTTGAATATGGAGATTTGACCACCAAGCGGGACAAGAATACGGCTAAGAAAATCGGTGAAGAGTTGACGACTCGGGGGAGATTGTACTTTGGTTACAAGTCTATTGTAGCTAAGTATGATAGCTACCTGGTGTCAAATCTATCTGCAGTAGATATCAAGGTCCAATGCTATTATGTGCAGGACTTCCAGAAGTCGCATAAGGTTCGGATAAAGGATGAACTTTTCGCGGTTGAGTCGGTGGATGTTGATAATCGGCAGGAGTATATGTATCTATTTCTGAGAAAGGTAGGGTACTGGGATGGCGGAAATTATATCCAAACCTCTGGATCTAAGTAGGATTGTCGATGTGATTCGTGGGACTGGTTTTCCTTGCTTTGGGTTAGATATGGGGAGGGACGAGGTGGCAGACAACCCGTCCTTCTTTCTGTACTCTGATGATGGTGGATTGACACCTGGTACACATGCTAATCAATACAAGCGGGCTTTCACGCTCATGTTTGTTACTCGTGAGAGGGCTATCTTTGATGATGTTAGTCTGATTGAGCGATTAAAAGACTGTCGCTTGATTTTTGATAACTCTGAAATTGACAAGGGTAACTTGGTTAATACAGATGAGCAGGTGACGGCTACGACGCTTAATTTCCACCAATTGATTCGGATAGAGAGGTAGTTTTATGGCAAATAAAGCTACTCTTGATTTTTCTGGCTCTACCAAACTGGCTGAGGCTATGGCAAAGATTCCGAGTAAGTCGGAGGAAGTTGTCAATCGTGTCTTGCTTGTTCGGGGAACCAAGGAAGTGATGCAAGCTATCATTGGTTTTATGCCAGTCAGTAAACGAGAGAAGAGGCACGCTAAGTATTCGAATCCACTGAAGGAGCGGATGTTTAATCTGGGATTTGACATTGTAGCCAAGGGTGGTGCTGCGAAGAATAAGGGGTCATTTGGGTACCTGGTCTTTCCTAACGAGGGAAGAGGAACTCATAATCCAATTGCACAAGCGTTCTTTGAGCGTGGTTTGGCATCTCGGGAAGAAATTATCTTGGACTATGTTATTGACGAACTGGTCCGAGTACAGCAAGAATTATTAACGACATAAGGAGAAAGAAATGTCAAAAGTATTTGATGTATTGCAAGATTTTGAGCAATTTGAAATTACCAATGGTCAGTTTCGTCCCTTGGTAAGTGGTCAGCTTGGTACAGCTGAGCGGTTGGGATGTACGGGTTCTATTTCGGTAGAAGCTGAAAGCAAGATGATCACTAAGAAGTGTGAGGGGAATGTTACCAAGGAAGTCCCAGTTATTCAAAAATTGAACGCAACTGTCTCAATGCACATGCCTGTAGCTATTTTACGGAAGGTGTTTGGCTTGACCAATGATAAGTTGAAGACAGGTGTCTATGGTCTTACGAGTAAGCCGAAGGTATCTTCTGGGGCTTTGACATGGGACATGTATGATTTGGGTCGTGAGAACCATAAACTGATTGCTTTCCCTAATATTTCTTGGACCAGTCCGTTCAAAATCAATGTTACTAATGGCGAAGAAGAGATTGCGGAAATTGAAACAACTTTCTCTGCGTTTGCAGATGAGAATGGTTTCTTCTACTATGAAGCAATTGAAGGCGATGGTGCTGCATCTGATGTGGTAAGTGGTTGGAACAAGACCTTCACACCAACATTAGTTAAGAAAGTAATTCTTTAGGAGGAATAAGTAATGTCTGAGAAAATTACTGAATTGAAATTGTTGAATGGGGAGTCTGTCAAGATTCAGACTCCTATTAGTTTGTATGATTGGCAACGTGCCAAGAAAGATGGCTTATTTTCACAAAACGCTTTTTCTTCGGCGATGAAGAATGGTAAGCAGAACGTGAATATCAATGAAAAGGACTTGGAGAACGCTCCGTTTGTTGCTTATCGAGCGGCAGGTGGAACTATGTCTAAGGATGAATTTGCTAAAGCAATTGTGTTTGACTTAGAAATTGCTGGTCGTGTTTATAAACAAATTGTGCAGGGGAATGGTCAGCCAAAAAAGGAGAAATCCAACTAGCGTTTGAAAAGAAGACGAAAAAAGGGAAGAGTAATGGTCGTGCTCCTCGCATCAACTGGGAAAAGGTTGAGGTGGATGAGGTTATCGGCTATTACTCTTTTGTCTTTGGGATTGATATGCAGTTGGTGCTAGGTATGTCTATCCAGGAAGCTGAGGAGATGGCAAGTCTGAAAGTGGCTATCGAGGCTTGGAAGCATAGTGAGTAGAAAGGAGGTCAAATGGCAAAGCAAAGTGAAGTAAAGGTAACCTATAAGGTCTTAAATTCTGAATTTAACAAGGGAATATCAGAAATGAATTCCAAGATAACGTCGTTGAATAAAGAATTTAGATTGCAACAGGAACAAATGCGTCTGACTGGTAGCGAGACTGATAAGCTAGAGTCAAAGCTGAATAAGTTGACCTCTGAATACTCAATTGCCCAAGAGAAGACTAGGTTAGTTGAGCAAGGACTAAAAGAAGTCACGAAGGCTACTGACGAAAACTCTAAGGAAACTCAGACGTGGACCAATAAGCTACTGGATGCTAAACGTAATGAAGAATACCTAAAGAATGCCATTGAACAGACCAAGCAAGCCTTGGATAAAGAACGTGAGGCTACAAGTCAATCTGCTCGTGCTTCTCAAGAACGAAAGGAGAAGTTATCCGCACTAAAGTCTGAGCAGGACCGACTGGCCAATTCCGCCGATAAAATAAAAGCTAAGTATGATTTGGAGCGTTCGGCCTTGGGAAATAATGCCAAGGAATCCGAATTGCTCAAAATCAAGAAAAAAGAGCTTGCCGAGCAGATGAAAAACACTGGTCAGCAAGTAGAAAATCTGGAAAGACAACTAGAAGTAGCCAAGGCTGAGTATGGTGAAAGCAGTAGAGAAGTAGATAAACTTGAGAAGGAACTACTTGAATCAAAGAAAGCTTTCCAGGATTATGCTAATGAAGCTAAGAAGGCTGACGACTCTATCGGTCGTTTTGCTGATAAGGCAAAGAGTCTAGGTAGTAAATTAACCTCTGTTGGTCAAGGATTGACAATGGGGCTGACTGTTCCGATTGTAGCTGGTGCGGGTGTTGCCGTTAAGGCGGCAAGTGATTTTGAATCAGCCTTTGCAGGTGTTATGAAGACCAATGACGAAGTTGTTGACGCGAATGGCAAGGTCATTATTAGCTACGACGACTTACGGGCTGGCATTCGCAACATGGCCAAGGAAATTCCTGCTAGCACTACGGAAATCTCGGCAGTAGCAGAAGCTGCAGGGCAATTAGGGATTAAGACGGAGAATGTCTTAGACTTTACCCGTGTCATGATTGACATGGGGCAATCCACCAACTTGTCAGCCGAAGAGGCAGCTAATTCTATGGCACGCTTGGCAAACATCACCCAGATGCCCCAGGATAAATTTGATGAATTAGGCTCAACGATTGTTTCTCTTGGTAACAACTTTGCGACTACTGAATCAGAGATTTTGGAGATGGGCTTGCGTCTGGCTGGTACTGGTAACTTGATTGGTTTGTCAGAGGCTCAAATCATGGGTCTGTCCGCTGCTATGTCTTCTGTAGGTATCAACGCAGAGGCTGGTGGTTCCGCAATGAGTCGTGTCATGCAAAAGGTCAATACTGCGGTTCTTGAGGGTGGCGAGTCGGTCGAGAGCTTCGCTGCTATTGCCGGCACAAGTGCAGAGGAATTTGCACAGATGTGGCAAGAACGCCCTCAAGACGCTATTGTTGCCTTGGTCAAAGGTCTTGGTCGTGTTAAAGATGAAGGCGGAAATGTTACGGGCACTTTGAAAGATCTAGGCATTGAGTCTGTAAACGAAATTGATGCGATGCAGCGTTTAGCAGGTGCAGGCGAACTACTAGAAACCGCCTTTAGAAAATCTGGTGAAGCGTGGGCAGAAAATACTGCTTTGTCAGAAGAAGCTCAGAAGCGATATGAAACTTTTCAAAGCAAGCTAGAAATTGTCAAGAATAAGTTGACGGACATTGCGATAGAGTTTGGTGGGCCATTGATGGATGCAGCTTCCGAAGCCTTGGATGCAATGGAACCATTATTTGAATTTCTATCAGATTTAGCCAAGAGTTTTTCGGAATTACCAGAGCCAATGCAACAAGTCATTTTGGTCATTGGAGGTATCTTGGCAGCACTTGGACCGATTTTAATCTTTATTGGCCAGATAGCAACAGGAATTGGTTCTATTGCGGCGCTTTTTGGAAGTGGTGGACCCTTAGCAGGAGTAGGTGCTTGGATAACAGGGACTTTGTTACCTGCATTGGGAGGAATAGTTTCCGCAATCGTATCGTGGCCTGTATTGATAGGTGCTGCATTAGTAGCTTTAGTGGCAGTTGTCGTCATGTATTGGGATGAGATTGTCGCATGGGTTGGACAAGCTTGGGAAAAGATTAAAGAATTTTTCGCCCCAATCGGAGAATGGTTTGCTGAGAAGTGGAACGCGGTCAAGGAGGGGGCAGTTCAGGCATGGACGAGCCTGACTACTTGGCTATCTGAAATGTGGACTGGCTTTATTGATGGAGCAAAGGCTTTGTGGGATGGTCTGGTTAATATCTTTACATTTGCATGGCTCTTGATTCAAGAGGTGTTCAATGTTGCGTGGTTAGCAATCGAAACACCTATTCGCTTAGCCTGGGAAATTTTTTTGGCTTTCACGCAAGATTTTTGGACAGGGTTGGCCACATGGTTTTCTCAACTATGGGACACCATCAAGACTGCTGTTTCAAGTGTTTGGGATGCTATTAGTAGTTACCTCGTCGGTGTGTGGACTGCGATTTCTGGAAAGGTAACAGAGGTATGGACTGCGATCAAGACTTGGATGGAACAGGTTTGGACTTCTGTTTCTAGCAAGGTTTCAGAAGTTTGGAATCAGATTCTCAGTTTCTTGACAGGGATTTGGACTTCTATTTCCAACAAGGTCAAAGAAGTTTGGGAAGGTTTGAAAAATGTCATCTCAAACGCTTGGACTGCAGTATCTAGTAAAACTTCTGAAATCTGGAATAGTATTGTTTCTAAGATTTCGGGTGTTTGGGAGACTATTCGTTCTAAGGTTTCTGCTGCCACCGATGGTGTAAAAAATACTATCTCAAACGGATTCAATGCTGCTAAAGATACGGCTGGTCGTATTTTTGATGGCATTAAGTCAAAGATTTCTGGGGCTATCAATGGTGCTAAGGAGGCTGTCGGAAATGCTATTAATACCATGAAGAGTTTCTTCAACTTTTCTTGGAGTTTGCCTAAAATCAAGCTTCCGCATCTAAGTATTAGCGGTAGTTTCAGTCTGATGCCACCGAGTGTTCCAAAATTCAGTATTTCTTGGTATAAGGCTGGTGGTATCATGATGGACCCTGTAGCCTTTGGTCGAAACGGAAACAATCTAATGGTTGGAGGAGAAGCTGGACCAGAGGCTATTTTGCCATTAACTGATAAAGTGCTAGGTAAAATTGGTCAAGCCCAAGCGAAGGCGAGTGGCATGGTGGGCAATACTGTCCATGTCACTAACTACGTGACAATGAATGCCACTGTTGATAGTGATTACGGTACAGACCACTTTTTCGACAAGGTGGATAAGTGGATTGCAGACAAGAGCGATATCCGTAATTTCTCTACGGGAGGTGTCGCTTAAAAAGGAAGTGCTGAGAGGATGAATCTGAGCACTTCTAATTTTTTTGAAAGGAGACTTATGCTTAAAACGTTATTAGACGGCTCATTCCCAGATAGTTTGAAGTGTTGTTTAGCGACTAGACCTGTGATTCCTAGTCCGGAAATGGAGTATGAAGATATTTCTATTCCAGGTAGGGATGGTTCGTTGACGAGGGAATTGGGGTACAAGAATATTCCAATTGAATGTGAATACAACATGCTGGAAGAGGTCAATATCAAGAGTCTAGTAAGGACTGTCAAAGGCTTCTTTGTCGGGAAAAAGACTTTGCGTTTTTCGGATGATGATGTGTATTACAAAATCAAAAAAATCCAGTTTTCAGACATTGAGAACGAGGTGGCAGAGTATGGTCGGTTCACAGTTAGGTTTGAGTGTGATCCGTTTCAATACGCTTTGAACAGTAGTGTTTTATTGGTAAATGGTCAATCTTTTCAAAATATAGGGACTTATCGCTCCAAGCCTTATCTGAAAGTATTTGGTTCTGGCACGTTGACGGTGAATGGCAAGTCCATTATTTTGCGTGATGTTGGTGACTATATCGAACTTGATAGCGATTTACAGAATGCTTATAGAGGGAATGTAGATATGAATCGAAATATGGTTGGAGAATTTCCCGAATTTGTGCCTGGTACCAACAGGGTGTCTTGGTCAGGAAATATCACTAAGGTCATTTGTGAAGGGAGGTGGCGGTATATATGATTTGTTTGTATGCGGCTGATGAAAGTCTTTTTGAACATAATGGATTAGGGATATTAGATAATGACTTGAAAAAGTGTCATGTTGAAGAGGAGTTAAACAATCTGTATACTTTGACAGCTCAATATCCACTTTGGGCAAAATTTGGCAAGTCGATTCGCAATGGGATGATCATCAAGGCTCCCACTCCAAATGGCGACCAGTTGTTTCGAATTTACCAGTCTAAGCCGTCGATGGGAATGTTGGAAATCCATGCTTTTCATATTTTCTATGACTTAGCTTTCAACTTTATAGAGGATACCAATATTGTATCTAAGAGTGGTCAAGCATGGTTGCAACAATTGTCTCAGAATACACAGTACCGTCATCCTTTTACTTTCTTTAGTGATATTTCCACGGTGGCAGGGTCTAGGGTAGTTCGTAAGAACTGTGTAGAGATTTTGCTGAATACGTCGTTGGATAATTCCTTTGTCAATCGGTTTGGTGGTGAGATTCTTCGTGATAATTTTAAGGTCTATTTTAATCGATCAATTGGAGAAAATAGAGGTTTTAAAATCCGTCACAAGAAGAACCTCAAAGGCTATACTGCTAACATTGATGACAAATCGGTCATCACTCGGATCATGCCTATTGGTTTTGATGGACTTTTGTTGCCAGAAAAATATGTTGATAGTCCTCGGATTAGTGACTACCCTTTTCCAAGAATTGGTAAAGTTGAGGTTGATGTAAAGGCTGCAGTTGGTGAAAATGCAGATGCCAAAGATGCTATTCCTCTGAATGAAGCCCATGCCAAGATGCGTTCTCTGGTTAGAGAGCAGTTTGGTCTTATTGATGTTCCCACCTGCTCCTATGAGGTTGACTTTGTTGAATTGTCTAAAACTAAGGAATATGCTGATTTCCAAAACCTTGAAACTGTTCGAATTGGCGATACGGTAACGGTCAGTCATGATGAGGATGGGTTTCATGTAGAAGCTAAGGTAATCCGTTATGAGTATGACAGTTTGGCAGGTAGTTTGTTGAGGATTGAGGCTGGACAGTTTGAGTCTAGGAGTAGTAACAACTCTATCAACCAACAGAGAAGCATCGAGCAACAACTCGAAGACGTAAAGATAGAAACTAGTAACATGGTCCAGGTCGCTGCAAACGGAAAGAACACTATTTATCGTGGAGTAGACAGACCGGCAAATGCTAATGTAGGTGATTTGTGGTATGAACCTCTTGAAAATTCTGTCGTATTGAAACAATGGTCCGGTGTGGATTGGGAATTGATTCCAATCAGTGACCAAAATTTAGGGAACGTCAACGTTAACAATCTGAGTGGTAACTATATCGATGTTCGTCGGTTTCGCATCTCATCTGGAGATAGGGACATTTTGTATGTTAATGAGGCTGGCGAGGTTATATTAAACGCTAAGCGGGTTCAGATTGATTTTACGGACGTTGCTACTAAAACTGATTTGCAAGAAATTGAATTAACTCCTGGTCCGCAGGGTCCAGCAGGGGAACGTGGTGCGGTTGGTCCGCAGGGTCCACAGGGTCCACAGGGTCCCAAAGGTGACAGAGGGAATGACGGCATCGCAGGTCGTGATGGTGTTGGTATTCGTTCAACGACCGTCACTTATGCTAGTTCAACAAATGGGACCACGGCACCGACGACTGGTTGGACTGCGGTAGTTCCGACTGTTGCCCCTGGCAATTATCTTTGGACTAAGACGGTATGGACTTATACAGACGGCAACACAGAGACCGGCTACACTGTCTCTCGTATTGGTCGTGACGGAAACACAGGCCGTGATGGTATCGCAGGTAAGGACGGAGTAGGTATTCGTTCAACGACGATTACTTACGGAAAATCAACATCCGGCACAATTCAGCCAACGTCATGGACATCTCAGGTACCAAGCGTCCCCAATGGTCAATTTTTGTGGACAAAAACCGTTTGGGCATATACGGATAATACTTCAGAAACTGGTTACTCAGTGGCTAAGATGGGGGAGACTGGCCCTAAGGGTGAGCAAGGCATCCAAGGATTATCGTATCATCTATTCACAACAAACTATCAATACAATCAAACAAGCATATCTCAGTACAGTACGCCTGGTTATACAGGAACATGGGTAGTGAATGAGGATACTGGGTTAGTAAAAATTGGCGATACAGTCTCTATGTCTGTTTATCACACAAAAAAATTGGGCTTAGTATATATATTGGCAACTGTTAAAGCTATCGCCAGCGATAGAAGTTTGACTACTGTTTCTAAAGGTTTGATTGATAAAGGTGAGCAAGGTATCCCAGGAGAGAAAGGTGCAGATGGTCGTACTCAGTACACCCACATTGCCTATGCTGATAATGCAACTGGTGGTGGCTTTAGTCAGACAGACCAGACAAAAGCATACATCGGCATGTATCAAGATTTTACTGCTATCAACTCTACCAACCCAACAAGCTATCGCTGGAGCAAGTGGAAAGGCTCTGATGGAGCCCAAGGCATACCTGGACCTAAGGGGGCAGACGGTCGAACTCCGTACATTCATTGGGCTTACTCGGATAGTGCGGACGGTACAGGCTTGACCACATCGGATAATGGTCAGCGGTATATTGGTCACTATTCGGACTATACACAGGCTGATAGTACAGACAAGACCAGATATCGCTGGGTCGACCGTTGGGCGAAGATTGAAGTTGGGGGGAGAAACTACGTATTAGATAGCGATGTATTAGGGCTTACCTCCAGTATGAAAGAATTTAAGTTTTCTTTCGAAACTGATTTGAATATTTTGAGAGGCAAGTCGGTCATAGTATCCGTTTATATTGAAGCAAACAACTTTACTTCTGGACGTATTGGATTCGAACCGTCTGTTATTTTTGAAGATGGGACCCGAAGCTATGCTAATCTTTGGTATAGCAAAGCAAATACAATCTTTAAGGGTCGAATATGGACGGTATGGAAAATTCCTGATAAACCTATAGCTATTCTCCATCAGAGAGGGTTTTACAATCAAACTTCTGGAGGAAGTGCTTCTGGGGGAAGACCTAAACTTGAGTTCGGGACTTCTCCTACTGATTGGACTCCAGCTCCTGAAGACATTGATGCACAACTCAACTCCAAAGCGGACCAAGCATTTACCCAAGAGCAACTCAATTTACTAAACGAGCGGGCGCAGATACTTGATGCAGAGCTTAAAGCAAAGGCATCTATGGATGCGCTTAGTGACCTCGAGAAAGCTTATCAATCATTTGTAAAATCAAATGCTGATAGCCAAGCCAAAGCAGAAGCGGATTTGGTAGAGGCAGGCAGACGGATTGAGTTGCTGGTTACGCAGTTTGGCGGCTTTAAAGAGCTGAAAACATTTATTGATACTTATATGGCAAGCTCTAACGAGGGTTTGATTATCGGTAAGAATGATGCAAGCTCAACCATTAAAGTGTCAAGTGATAGAATTTCCATGTTTTCGGCAGGTAAAGAGGTTATGTACATTTCGCAAGGTGTTATTCATATAGACAATGGTATCTTTACTGCCTCTGTACAGATTGGACGGTTCCGCACAGAACAATATCATCTCAACGCCGATATGAATGTCATACGGTATGTTGGGTAGAAAGGAAAATTTGAAAGTATGGTAGTTTTTCGATACTCAGGAAACTGGCGAGGCTATCTTGAAGGTTCATCCTCAACGGTTAGCCAAGACATAGCTGGAAATAGCTCAGTCATTAAGGTCGATGTTTGGATAGGAATGGACACAGGGTGGAACATTGAGTTTGGTAATACTTACGGCAATACCGTCACCGTCACTTGTGATGGTCAATCTCAAACTATTGCTGTAGGTCCTCTATACCTCAATGGTTCCAAAAAGCATTTAGGCTCAGTACAGTTTAGAGTGGGGCACAATGCTAACGGAACAAAATCGGCAGGAATTAGTTTGAGTTCTAATATGAGCAATATTAGCTATAGATCTTTGAACTTTGGTAATGCTTCGGGGAACTGGGTTCATGGCTTGACCACTATCCCACGCTCCAGTTCTGTAAGTGTTAGCTCTGGGGTTATTGGTAGTGCCGTTACTATTAATATCAACCGTCAAAGCTCTAGTTTTAAGCATACTGTTAGATATGCTTGGGGCAATAAACAAGGAACAATCGCAAGTAATGTAGATACGTCTACAACTTGGACTATCCCACTCGATTTTGCGAACGACATCCCAAACGCAACAAGTGGCACAGGGACAATCTTTGTTGACACCTATTCTGGTAGTACCAAGACAGGCACGCAACAGGTCGCGTTTACAGCCAACGTGCCAACAAGTATGAAACCTACATTTTCTGGTGTTACTCTGACAGACACTAATGGAGTGGCGAGAAGTCTGTTGTCTGGCAACAATTTCTTGCAGATTATTTCTAATATCCAAGTAACATTTAATGGACATGCTGGTACGTATGGTTCAACTATTACAGGATATAAGGCAGAGATAGTAAATAGAAACTTAGTTACAAACTCAAACGGTGGTACGTTGGGTATCATGAACTTTAGTGGCTCTGCTACTATCCGTGCATCTGTCGTGGATAGTCGTGGCAGATGGTCAGATACTAGTGATGTCACTATCAACGTTATTGAGTATTTTGCCCCTATTTTGAGCTTTACAGCACAGCGAACGAGACAGACACCCAACATTATTCAGATTGTCAGAAACGCTAAGATAGCACCAATTACGCTATCTGGTAGCCAAAAGAACATCATGACATTATCATTCAAGGTTGCCCCTCTAGGTAGTACCAGCTATACAGCTGACAATGGTAGTGCGTCTGGCAGTTGGACAACTCAGCGCACTCTAAGTAATTCAGCTGCTAATATGGCAGGAAATTATCCAGCTAATAAGTCATTTACTATCATAGGTACGTTGTCTGATAAATTTACAAGTGTCGAATTTTCGGCGACAGTAGCGACCGAAAGTGTTGTGATGAGTTATGACAAAGATAACCGCTTTGCGGTCGGTAAAATCGTAGATACGAACCTTCCGGGAGGGTCTGTAGAGTCAACTGGTGGATATTACTTGAACGGTAAGTCGATTCAACAGTATCAGTTGACGAGAAATGACGGTAGAGCTCATATAAATCTATACAGCAAAATAGGAGAGTATGTGCAGTCAGGTTTTTACTATGTGGACAGCCCAACCTTACCGGATCCAGTTGGGGGGTATTTACTTGTAGAGAGCTATGATACTAGATATGTCAAGCAAACTTACACTCCTTATAACAAAAATAAGACCTATTTACGAGTAAAAAATAATACGACTTGGACACCGTGGGTTGAATATGCCAAGGCTGACCACCCCAACCTCATCAACACTGGTTGGCAGTCAGCAGGGTATCCAGGTACTTATTACAAGCGTGTTGGGGATGTACTAACAATTAAGTACGATTTCACAGGCAACGGTTCAACAATGAACATAGGGAGCATCCCAAGTGATATTTGGGTTGCGCCACAGTCCTATATGTTAGTAATCGCTAAGTGGTCTATTAGCGGTTCTGATAACAGCCATGTCCAAATCAACCAAGGCACAGGAGCGTTTAATGTACTGGCCACTGGTAATGGAATTGTGTATAGAGGTCAGTTAACTATTATGATTTAGAAAGGAAATACCATGAAGTTCAAATTTTTAACCAAGAGTACGGAGTGGCTTGGGTCTTCTCCGCATCGAACTATTGTAGTTGTAGGGAACGAAGAGGGAGCAACTATTCCCTATGCCTTTGATAAAGAAGCTATCAATTTGACAGATAGCGAGCTATTCGATATGGCTATGGAGAAAATGTATCAAGAAAATTTCCCGAACAGAGCAGAAGATGAGAAATTCAATGCGATTGGCAAGCGTCTTGCCAAGGTTGATGATATTGCCGAAGAAGCTACAAAGAATCTTGAAAAGGCTAAAGAGCAAGTTACTATGTCTGCGTCATCCCGTGCTGCATTCTTGCAGGTCGTTATGACATTGTATGGGAAAGGGTTGCTTACGGATGAAGATTTATTGCAAACTGGTCTATTTGATGATGAAGTTGTCGAAGAGACCTTGGAACTTATTTAATAATAAAGATTGGAGAACGGATATGATGATTAAACTTTACGCAATTGAAATTTTCGAAGGACGTATCAAATATAAAGATTTGCCTTTTTCAGATATTATCAAAAATAAAATTAAGGCTTATCTCACAAAGATGGTTGAAGATGAGGACATTTTGGCTGAACTGATTAGCGAGGAATAGCCTATGCATATCAGACCAGAACATGTATATGCGTTGGTTGGATTTGTGTCTACAGTCGTTGGATTGTGGACTAATTTCTCGGCCAAGATTACAAAGCAAGAGAATCGTATTACAGTATTAGAGAAGGATATTGAAAATCTCAAAGAATTTAAGGAAAGCGCTAATCGTCGACTAGATAGTCACGATGAGCAAAACAAGGCAATCTTGGTCCTTGCGGAGCAGGTCAAAAGCATGGGAGAAGATATCCGAGAGCTAAAACGCGTCATTATGAAAGAGGGGTAACATTTATGAAAATTAACTGGGGCGTGCGTTTACGCAATAAAACTTTTTGGTGGACACTAGTACCGTTATTGGTACTTTTGTCTCAACAACTGGGCTTTAATTGGGTCCCTGAGAATTGGGAATCAACCTTTGCGACGATTATGTCTATCTTGACTGTTGTTGGTATCATCAATGACCCGACGACTGCGGGCGTGTCAGATAGTGAGCAGGCTCTTGACTATTACGAGCCAAAGGCAGACAAACGATGAGGATATTAAAGACAACATTTTGTGTGTTGGTGCTGATTATTTTGGCGCCAATTGCATTTCTACTTGTACCAATTTTGGAGGTATTAGATGACAATCAATCTTGAAACATCCATTCGTTGGATGAGCGACCGTGTCGGCAAAGTCACTTACTCAATGGACTATCGTAACGGTCCGAATAGTTACGACTGCTCTAGTGCTGTATATTATGCGCTAATGGCAGGCGGTGCAATTTCTGCAGGTTGGGCGGTTAACACTGAGTATATGCATGACTGGTTGATACGTAACGGATATGTTTTGGTTGCTGAAAATAAACCATTTAACGCCCAAAGACATGATGTTTTTATTTGGGGTAAACGTGGTTATTCCAGCGGTGAAGGTGGACACACTGGGATATTTGTAGATAATGTCAACATTATCCATTGTAACTTTAAGCGCAATGGTATTACTATTGATGATTACAATAAAGTATCTCGTGGTATGTATTACTATCTATATCGCCCAATAAATCAGCCCAGCACCTCCAACAAATCACTGGATCAGCTTGTTAAGGAGACTTTGGCTGGGGTACATGGTAACGGAGATGCCCGCAAAGCAAGTTTGGGCAATCAATATGAGCCTGTCATGGCAGTCATTAATGGCAAGGCTACGGCAGCTAAAAAGTCGATTGACGAGCTCGTTCAGGAGGTAATTGCCGGCAAACACGGCAACGGAGAAGAACGTAAAAAATCCCTCGGGCCCGATTATGATGCCGTGCAAAAACGTGTTACTGAAATCCTAAAAAGCGACACGTCAGGGAATACCCCTAAAACGCCCTCAGACACTCCAAAAAGCGGAGCGGTAAATTCCACCACGGAACCCAAGAAAGCAGAAACTGAGACAACTGGTAAAGCGACAGAGCCAAAAAAAAACAAAGAGGTAGGCGACTTGTCCTTTAACGGTGCAATCCTGAAAAAATCTGTCCTTGATGTTATCCTTGCTAAGTGTAAGGGACACAATATCCTACCTAGCTATGCTATTACCATTCTACACTTTGAGGGGCTTTGGGGTACTTCAGCCGTAGGCAAGGCAGACAACAATTGGGGTGGCATGACCTGGACAGGTCAAGGCAACCGTCCAAGCGGGGTCACGGTCACACAAGGCTCTGCCCGTCCATCAAATGAAGGTGGTCACTATATGCACTATGCCAGCGTAGATGACTTCCTGACAGACTGGTTCTATCTTTTGAGGGCTGGTGGCTCTTACAAGGTCAGCGGTGCTAAGACCTTCTCAGAAGCCGTGAAGGGAATGTTCAAAATCGGCGGTGCAGTCTATGATTATGCTGCTACAGGCTATGATAATTACCTGATAGGGATGTCAAGCCGTCTAAAAGCTATTGAGTCGGAAAACGGGTCGCTTGCTAAGTACGACCAACAGACCGTCACAGATGTCGGTCAGTCTGACAAAATTGAAGTAGCGATAGAAGGTATTGAAGTCACAATCAACGGCACACGCTATAAACTTACAAAAGAGCCTATTTGATTTTAACCCAGCGATCTGCTGGGCTTTTTTTGTTGCCCGAATTTCAAAAAAATAGCGTTTTTTCAAAATTCGATAGCAAAATACTTGCCTTTATCACAGACATTTTTAAAAATTGCCGTTTTTACGGACACAAAAAGACCCTATTTTAGTTTAGGGTCTCTGTAACCATATTTCTTTCCATGCAAACTATTGTAGTATTCTGTTATTTTGATAACTTTATCAAAAGACATACCGCCAACATCAGTCCGACCTTTGACGTAGTTTGCCAAGGTGGACTCAGAAAGACCTGTAGCTTGTGCAATTTGATAGCGCGAATGTGTCTGGAAGAAGTTCATCATTTCTTCCTTGGATAATACTTGGATCATAGATACTCCTTATTTGAAAACCAACCAGAGTAGCAATGCAATCAGCAATGACCACACCAAGAAGGCTTTCCAGTCAAAACCATGTTTGTTTACTTTGTATTTTACTTTCATAGCATTTTTTGATAATATTTAAGTACACCCCCGAAGGGGTGGATAGTGATTACTCACTATCCAATTCTATGTGCCATTCAAGAGTTAGAATGATAAGATTGAGTTTGATGACCAGCTTATCAGTTCTAATCTTGATTGGCTTTTTTAAGTACCTAAACATTTAGTACTCCTTTCTGTTCGTTTCCTTGTCTAAGGTAACCTCCCCTTACCTTATGTATCTATTATACCGTTATTTTTAGCAGTAGTCAAGTGTTTTTAAAAACTTTTTTCGATTTCTTTTATATTTTTCGCCTTTAGATTGTAGATAGAAATTTGCCCACCATTTGCCCACCAACTTTACCAAACTTAACCGAATTTAACCGAATGAAAAATCAAAAAAAGCCCGAAAAATCGGGCTTTTGACTTGTATAAATTCGGATAAAATCCTATAATAAAGGCGGTAGACGGATTTGAACCGACGATCAAGCTTTTGCAGAGCCGTGCCTTACCACTTGGCTATACCGCCATAACAAAGAATATTGTACCTTAAATAGTGAAATTGGTCAAGTGGAAAAATGAACATTTGTCGATAATGTACCATTTCTTTGTCTCAGTCTAATTTCCAGTTTTTAAGACAGACTAGAACTTACTTTGGGAAATTAGCGTGCCGAATTTTGCCGAATTTCTCTACTATTTTGCTTGAAAATAGGCAGGTATTCTGATATACTAATAGAGTTGCTGTGCAACAAATACTCATCTCGGACCAATTGTGGTCTTGTTGCCGAAAGGTTGGGCTGCAAGTCGAAGTTCGGGAGAGGAGAAAAAACAAAAAGGAGAAATACTCATGGCAGTAATTTCAATGAAACAACTTCTTGAGGCTGGTGTACACTTCGGTCACCAAACTCGTCGCTGGAATCCTAAGATGGCTAAGTACATCTTCACAGAGCGTAACGGTATCCACGTTATCGACTTGCAACAAACTGTAAAATTGGCTGACCAAGCTTACGAATTCATCCGTGAAGCTGCAGCAAACGACGCAGTTATCTTGTTCGTAGGTACTAAAAAACAAGCTGCTGAAGCTGTTAAAGACGAAGCTATCCGCGCTGGTCAATACTTCATCAACCACCGTTGGTTGGGTGGAACTCTTACAAACTGGGGTACAATCCAAAAACGTATCGCTCGTTTGAAAGAAATCAACCGTATGGAAGAAGATGGAACTTTCGAAGTACTTCCTAAGAAAGAAGTAGCATTGTTGAACAAACAACGTGCTCGTCTTGAAAAATTCTTGGGCGGTATCGCTGACATGCCACGCATTCCAGACGTAATGTTCGTTGTTGACCCACATAAAGAGCAAATCGCTGTTAAAGAAGCTAAAAAATTGGGTATCCCAGTTGTAGCGATGGTTGACACAAACACAGATCCTGATGATATCGATGTTATCATCCCAGCTAACGATGACGCTATCCGCGCTGTTAAATTGATCACAGCTAAAATGGCTGACGCTATCATCGAAGGGAACCAAGGTGAAGACAGTGTAGCAGCAGTTGAAGCTGAATTGGCAGCTGAGCCAGCATCTACAGAATCAATCGAAGAATTGGTTGAAGTTGTAGAAGGAAAATAAGTAACGAAGGCGTTTAGAAATCTGTATGAAAATAGGAAACTGACGCAGTATGCTTGCATACAAGGAAGTTTATCTTTTTCACTAAGATTTTAGCCTGAGTACAATTGAATAAGTAACGAAGACGTTAAGAAAAGCGTTAGATTTATCTAAATCCCAGCTTTTTAGTCCGAGTACAATTCAACATTGTTATTAAACAAAAACAATCCTAGAGGGGCAGGGCTGAGCCCGCTCCTCTATTTTATAAATACAAACAAGGAGAATAGACATGGCAGAAATTACAGCAGCTCTCGTTAAAGAATTGCGTGAAAAATCAGGTGCTGGCGTTATGGACGCGAAAAAAGCATTGGTTGAAACTGAAGGTGATATCGAAAAAGCGATTGAATTGCTTCGCGAAAAAGGTATGGCTAAGGCAGCTAAGAAAGCTGACCGTGTAGCAGCTGAAGGTTTGACAGGTGTTTACGTTGATGGTAACGTAGCAGCAGTTGTTGAAGTTAACGCTGAAACAGACTTCGTTGCGAAAAACGCTCAATTCGTTGAATTGGTAAACACTACTGCTAAAGTAATTGCAGAAGGTAAACCAGCTGACAACGAAGCAGCTCTTAAATTGGCTATGCCTTCAGGTGAAACCCTTGAAGAAGCATACGTAAACGCAACTGCAACAATCGGTGAGAAAATCTCATTCCGTCGCTTTGCTTTGGTTGAAAAAACAGATGCTCAAGCATTTGGTGCTTACCAACACAATGGCGGCCGTATCGGTGTTATCTCAGTTATCGACGGTGGCGACGAAACTCTTGCTAAACAAATCTCAATGCACATCGCTGCGATGAAACCAACTGTTCTTTCTTACACTGAATTGGATGAGCAATTCGTTAAAGATGAGTTGGCACAAATCAACCACAAAATTGAACAAGACAACGAAAGCCGTGCAATGGTTGACAAACCAGCATTGCCATTGTTGAAATACGGTTCAAAAGCTCAATTGACTGACGAAGTGATCGCAGCAGCTGAAGAAGCTATCAAAGCAGAATTAGCAGCAGAAGGCAAACCAGAAAAAATCTGGGACAAAATCATCCCAGGTAAAATGGATCGCTTCTTGCTTGACAACACTCAAGTTGACCAAGCTTACACACTTCTTGCACAAGTTTACATCATGGACGACAGCAAAACAGTTGAAGCTTACTTGAACTCAGTGAACGCTTCAGTTGTAGAATTTGCTCGTTTCGAAGTGGGTGAAGGTATCGAGAAAGCTTCAAACGACTTTGAAGCAGAAGTTGCAGCGACGATGGCAGCAGCTCTTGGTAAATAATGAATAGTCAAGAACTTCCGAAAGGGGGTTCTTTTCATATTGAGAGCTGTACTTCACGAATGTGACTTGCTTTACAAGCTGTACGGCTCTTTTGAAGCGAACTTGGTTCGCACTATCTCTAGCCTTCAAAGGTTCCCCAAACCTTTGAAGCGACTACTATAGTCGAGTGAATTAGAAACAGGACATATCTAAGTTTGTCAATTTGAGAACTCTAAAGTTATTTTAGGAGTGGGTTATTAACACTATAACTTAAAACTGTCCTTTTCCTAATTCAAACCACTATAAAAGCAAACTGATAGACTATTCAAAATCACAAGAACTTC